GTGTTCGGCAATCTTAGCAGCTGTTGCCAGGGTAGGGCCGCCGCCGTTCTTCCAGCGCTGGGCATTGCCTTTACTCAGGCCAAGCGTTTTGAGAACGGTGGTAGCACTTTCACCATGCTGTACGCATAAATTTGTGAAAGTGTTCCAAAAGTTCAAAAAAATGCACCTCTCTTTCCATTTCATATTGACGTAAGTGCACTTTTGTAGTACTATGAAGTTGCTAAACATCAGTTTTAACGCGGTGCCCTCATGTCATAAGTGCATTATAGGGCATTTAAGTGCACTTTGCAAGTGATTTAATGCACTTTTCTGCACTTCTGCGTTTTGCACAAATTCCGGAGGTGCATTTTAGTGTTTTTTGATACGCTGCAAGCACTCTGCGATGAAAAAGGCATCGCAATGTCAGCACTGCTTGATCAGGTCGGGATGAGCCGCGGGAATATCGCGCGCTGGAAAGCGACCGATAATCCGCCCAAACCAGCTACCTTAATAAAGCTGGCAGAGGCGCTGGGCGTTGACCGCAAACGTCTGGAAAGGGCAGCTGAAAGCCAGGAAGCGGAGACAGAAATGTCTGCCCACGACATCCTGGACGATGTGGATATTGCTTTTTACGGTGAATATAAAGAGCTTTCCGAAGATGACAAAGCAGTGCTGCGCGATATGGTCAGGGTGATGCGAGATCGCCGGGCCAAGAAAAAGCAGGAGGAATAAATCCAGTGTTTCAGTTGTCCGACTTTTACGGATATTGCAAACAAAATGATGTGGATGTTATGCCGTTCGCAATGCTGCCGAGGGCGGCCTGTACCGTGCGGGATGATCAGAATTATGCCGTTGTGCTGAATTTCAAGCGTCTGCATACCGTGCGCCAGATGCGCACCGCCATGCTGCATGAATCGGGCCACCTGCACACCGGCGCACTGCATAAGGTAGACAGCCCGTTCCAGCTGGTGGAGCAGAACGAATACCGCGCGGATGCGGACGCGTTCCGCCGCTGTCTGCCGCCGGACGAGATCCGCACGGCGATGCGGGCAGGCTACACAGAACCCTGGCAGCTGGCAGAATATTTTGACCTGGACGAGGACTACATAAAAAAAGCCCTGTACTACTGGACGCAGTGCAGGGGGATAAACTTTAATCGATAAGGATGTGTTCTTGATGGGATTTCGCTTTCGTAAGAGTGTAAAAATTGCACCGGGTGTCCGCCTGAATCTGAATCGAAAAAGTGCCAGCATTTTGCTGGGCGGCAAGGGCGCGCACTACACAGTAAGCTCAACTGGGCGCAAAACAGCAACGGTGGGGCTGCCGGGAACGGGCATTTCGTATTCAGTTACAGAATCAACGGGAAAGTCCTCTTCGAGGACAAAAAGCGGCGGAACCCATTCATCAGGAAATGGTGGCGGTAAAAAGAATAAAGGCGGCTGCCTGATGATTTTGCTTGCCTTGATGTTTTGGCCATTTGCTCTGAGCTACTGGATATGGAAAACCGATAAATTCCAGGCAAGTAAAAAGATTCGTGCGGCAATTATTACGGCGTTTTGGATCGTAATGTTTTGTATCGGAACGTTCAGCGGAGGCAGCCAGCAGAAGGCAGAACAACCGCTTCCAACCGCCACAATAGCAGAAGAAACGCTGCAGCCGACAGAAGTGGCTACCGCAACCCCGGCCCCCACAGTAACCCCAACAGAAGCCCCGACCTCTGCACCCACGGAAGCCCCCACACCTGCCCCTACAGCGGTGCCAGAAACAGGTAACACCAGCCAGACAAGTAACGGCACCACAGCAACCGGCACATCAGATTATCAGCCAGGTATGGTTTATATTGCAAGCAGCGGCAACGGCAAAAAGTACCACCGTACCCCCGATTGCAGCGGAATGGACGATGCCACCGCCGTAACGGTAGAGCAGGCAGAAGCCGCTGGGTATACACCTTGTAAGAGATGCTACTAAAATAGTAAAGCTCCGCAGGCTACATTTTGACCAGAACAAAATAAAAAAAAACGCCCCCGGTGTTGGCGCACCGAGAGCGTTTTCATAGATCAGCTTGCCCACAAAAGTGGATACAATCGACCCGACAATCGTATTGTAACACCTTGCGGGCAGGATTGCAAACCCAAAAGGTGATACCATGAAAAAGAAGCAACCAAATGCCCGCCATGGCCGGGCGGCGATTTACGCCCGGTATTCGTCCCATAACCAGCGGGAAGCATCCATTGAACAGCAGGTCAAAGCCTGCCGGGAACTGGCCGTGCGGCTGGGGCTGGATGTGGTGGAAACTTACGAGGATAAAGCCATCAGCGGCAAATCCGACCGCCGCCCCAGCTTTCAGCGCCTGCTGCGGGATGCGGAAAAAGGTTATTTTGACTGCGTGCTGGCGTGGAAGTCCAACCGTATGGGCCGCAATATGCTGCAGGCCATGACCAATGAAGCCCGCCTGAAAGACTGGGGCGTAAGGACCTTTTACGCGGAGGAAGATTTTGACGATACCGCTGCCGGCCGCTTTGCGTTGCGCAATATGATGAACGTCAACCAGTTCTACAGCGAGAATATGGCAGAGGACATCACCCGCGGCATGATGGATAATGCCAGCAAGTGCCTGAGCAACGGCGCGCTGCCATTGGGGTACAAGGCAGGGGAGAACGGCCGCATTGTGCTGGATAAGGCGCAGGCTGCCGTGGTTCAGGAAATTTACACGCGGGTGGCCTGCCGGGAGCCTTTTGTGGATATTGCGGCGGATCTGAACCGGCGCGGCATCAAAACCAAGCGCGGCGGCCCGTGGACCAAAAGCAGCTTTTATACGATCTGCCGCAATGAGCGCTACCGCGGCATTTATATTTACGATGACGTCCGGGTGGAAGGCGGCGTTCCGCGTATTGTTTCGGACGGCCTGTTTTATCGTGTGCAGGAGGTGCTGAAAGTGAAAAAGACCCCACAATCCGCCCGGCATCATACCGGGGCAGAGGATTACCTGTTGACAGGCAAGCTGTTCTGCGGCAAATGCGGCAGGCCCATGACGGGCGTTTCCGGCACCAGCCGCTCTGGCGAAACGCACTACTATTACACCTGCCAAAAGCGCCGCCGGGAACACGCCTGTGATAAAAAGAACGTGATCCGCGAGCAGATCGAGAAGAGTGTGGCACAGGCCATCAAGCAGTATATGCTGACGGACGAGATGATCCAGCACATGGCCGATGCAACCATGGCCTACAATGCCCGCCAGGAAAAAGACCTGCACCTGCAGGACCTGCAAGGCCAGCTGGCCGCGGTCAAAACCTCCGCAGCCAACCTGCTCAAAGCCATTGAGATGGGGGTCATCACCGAAACCACCAAGGCCCGCATGGTGGAGCTGGAACAGGAACAGGGGCGGTTGAACGCCCAGATTGAAAACGCCCGCGCCGAACTGGTACCCATTACACGGGATAATTTTGTTTCACTGCTGCACATCTACCGGGATGGTGACATCAATGACAGCAAGTACCTGGCAAGCCTGTTTGAAACGTTCCTGGTGCGGGTAGATCTGTACGATGATCACTTCCTGATTTGGTTCAATCCCCTCGGCCAAAAGACCCCGGCTGATATCCCGATCACCAGCATAGAAAACGGGGATGTAGATGAATTTTTTGACATCCTGCACGACGGACCGCTGGATAAGTGGTACCGTATGGGCAACGTGATTGCTATTGTGGATGCCAAGCAGGAGCAGCAGCTTTCGCCCCAGTCGGCCTACCTGCTGGCGTCCGAAACCGCCAATGCCGGCATGGTGGTGCTGAGCCGCAGCCAGCTGGCTACCCCGGCCGAGATGGATTCCACGGTAAACTACCTGAACCACGCGCTGGAGCAAAACGGC